GAACCAGATGTTATTGAAGTAAGACGGGAGTTCGAGACGAGAGAAAAGGCCGCGGCTTGGGAATTTAAGGTCCTAAAGAGAATGAATGTGGTATATGATGATCGTTGGTTGAATGCTGCCGCTTGGCCCTTGGTAGATAATCGTGGCAAAACCCACACCAAAGAAACCAAAAGAAAAATATCGGAGACAATGAAGGGCGAGAAGAGTCATATGTATGGCAAAACTTTTTCCGAAGAACACAAAGGAAAATTATCTGAGGCAAAGAAGGGCGAAAATCATCATATGTATGGTAAAACCCACTCAAAAGAAGCCAAAAGAAAAATATCAGCGGCAATGAAGGGCAAAACCCCTTGGAATAAGGGCAAAACTTTTTCTCATTCTGCTGAAACTAGAAGAAAAATGTCTGAGTCACGGAAGGGCAAAACTCATTCTGCTGAAACTAGAAGAAAAATGTCTGAGGCACATAAGGGCCAGACCCCTTGGAATAAGGGCAAAAGTCATACAGAAGAAACCAAAGAGAGCGATGGAACGACTACCTCTCTAAAATAGAATTGGCAACTTCTAACGCTTCTGAAAATTCTTTTTTAAATCTGTTGCTCTTATGACCATGATTCACAAACCACTCAATCCCATCTATGTCACCATTCTTAATGGCAGCAGGAACATTTAAATTTCGCACCAATTCGGAAAATTTGAAACGAAGATTTAGAATTTCAAATATAGATTTTTTTGCTATTTTATCCATTTTCATAATACACTATTGTTTTATTTGATTCATCTTTATGGGTTTTCCATGTTTTCCATTCGATCCAATTCGTCATACTATGTGCGTCATCATTAAAAATTAAATCGAAAACCCAAGAAAAGTTAAATTTATTGTTGCGTTTTCTGTCATATGATCCAGCTGATAGTGTTTGATTGGGTTTGCCACCAAATATAACATTCATTAAAATTGAAACTGAAAATAGAACACATCTGAGTTCTGTACTGATTTCGCGGAAATATTGTTTTATCTTAGGAAAAACTCTCTTCATCATTGTTGGCCGCCATTCTGTAATAGGATAGATTTTTCATATATTTCTTATATTTATCATTATTCTCAATACCTTTTAATTTTAAGTCTCGGTCCTGAGATAGTGATTTGTGACGATTTACTTTGCGATTTTCGGGATTATTTCTTCCATATTTTGCCATATCAAGTCCTAATTGTGTTTCCTCTGCCTGAATTTTTTTTGATTCTACCTAAAACATCTTTGAACCCATCATCGGTTTTTGAGTATAGACCGCCGACTCCGGAGACTATTTTAGGTGTTGATAATTTTTGAAATAGATTTTCGTCTTCGGATAAAAGAATTTGTAATTCCGAATAAGAACAAACGACATCCATTTCCTCTGACGTTTTTTTATTTTTTATCGTATAGCTTGGCATTATGTATCATCTTCTTTATTAAGACCAAATATCCAATGTGTACAATCGTCGTGGGGATCATCTGTCCAATAGATATCCAAAAAATCTATATCTTCTTGTTCCACAATTTTGTGTTCCTTTATTGAATGAGAATACTTAAATTTTCTAATTCTTCACGCAACACAAAGTCATTTGGTAAATTTACTGGATTGCCTAATTCAATTTCGGATACTATTTTCTTTAATTCTGTAGAATTATAATTTGTGTGTTTTTTAATAGATTTGGTCACTTCTACTGTATTTATATTTCCTCGATATCCTAAAACTAACATATCAAACATTTTCTTACTCCATATTTTAAAATTTGTATCGTGATGAGTTCATTCTTTAGCGTCACCGGCGCGCCCGGTGTTGAATATAACGAGTTATCACACCACGATACTCGACCAGCAACTAGAGATTAACGGTCTCTAAACAATCGCTGGTCGAATTCTTATATCAATCGTCTTCTAGAAGTTTGTTGAAATAATCCATTGTATCGTCGCCTTCGGCTTCGACACCCGCATCATCTGACTTCCCGCCCCAATATTCGTCCACATCTATTTCATCACTTTTTGATGCTTCCTGTAATGTTGGTTGAGGTGATTGTGACATATTGTCATTTTTGTCATTGTTATTTGAACCCATAACAATGTCTAAACGCGCCTTCAATTCATCATAGCTTTTGAATCCCGAAGGGTCAATAAATTCATTTAGTCCATAAACCTTTGAATAAATTTCATCTAGCTGGTCATCGTCGGCGAGTGGTTCAGCAGCAGCAAACTCGGACCGATCATAATTTGGCCAACCCTCATATTGACGAACTTTGAGTTTGAAATTGGCACCAGACCAAAGATCAAATGGGTTCATGGGCTTTTCATCAGGATATTCTGGTTCCATTGCTTGGGTAATCTTATCAAAGATTTTCTTACCAAAATCGTACAGAAATACTTTGCCATTATTTTCGGGAACACTAGAATCCGAAACAACATAGATATTTGCGACGTAATGGAGTTTTCTCTTTTGATCCCTTGCCTGCTTTTTTAATGGTGAGTTTTTATCTTCATCGGCGTTCCACAATTTACTATTGTATTCACCAATTGGATCGTTGCCACCGAGAGTGGTCAAAGATTTTTCGATGTAGTATTGGCCGGTGGGTCCTTTAAAAAAGTGATCCCAATAGCGAACGAATGGACTTGCTTCACCTTCCACTTGAGGAAGAAAACGAATTTCGGCATAACCATTTCCCACAGAATCGCGAGTGGGTTTCCAAAACCTATCATCAGAATAATCATTTTTTGCTGTATTTAGCTTTGCAGCTTGTGTAACGAGATTATCTAGAAAATCTGCTCGGTTACGTTTTAGATTGGATAATGACATTTAAGTCTCCTTGTATATATTTGTATATATTTGTGTTATTTGTGTTATTTGTATGATTCGTATAATCAGAAGTCCAGTATACTAGAACTATCGGTAATTAGCAACTTGTTTTTTACACTTTCGGCTTCTAGTTTGCTTACTAATCCACCCTTTAAATATTTCTTGCAATCCTCAGGTTCTATATTGAATTCTGTACACGTATTTATAATGGCATCGATATACATTTCGTGATTATTTTTTATTTTCTCCTCGACTATTTTCGAAAACGTGTTTTTGCTCAATATGTCATTCATCTATTCATCACCTTTAATAAAATTGTGTATTGATTTATTCTTCCATTAGGTGTGATCAACTTTGTGGAAAGATTCATAATCGATTTATTAATCTTCGACAATGTGCCGGATTGAATGATTGGAATTATATCATTCGGTTTACGAAGCCGCGTTGCTCTTGTGGCATCTTCATCCCACATTTGTAGCGTCGTTCCCTTTATTTCAAATCCTTTAGATGATCTACTAACGTATTCAGTCAGAATACGATTTTTTGTGTTGAATGTGTATAGTCGCATTGATCCTATTATATTAACTGGGTTAATAGAAGTCAACCTATATTCATTTGATTCGGTCAAATACTTTAGTTTTGCGACTTGTGTGTCCGCAGTTTTTACTTTAACAGCCCGCGGCTTTTTAGTTGCCTTTTTTCCTAAGAAATATTGTTCAGCATCCTTCACAATCTTTTCAACGAAGTACATATAACGCTTCCGCTTCGCAACGGACATATGAGAATAGCCTTCGACTAAATCTGTATTTTTGTCTTTGACCAGTTCTTCCAATTCGGATAGAAGTGGTGCATAATATTTGTGAACCCCCCTTGCTAGACTAGCAGAAACATCATTTTTCTGTAATTCAGAATATAGCGAATAATCGTTATAATTTTCCCAGTCATCAATGATGCATTCCAAATCACCTATATAATCTGATATTTTTTCTTTAAGTAGTTTCATGGGCGAAACTTTTTTTGTTTCGGATTTCACGACACTATCTTTAGAGAAATGTCTTATATTATTCAGAGCAATTTGTATGCTCCTTTCCTTATCCCAGTTGGATGGGAATTCTTTATTCAAATTTGACCAATGGATGGAGGCGGCCGCACCTGTTGACATTCCATAAATGCTATCTGGCGCATTTAGCAAAACTTTACGATCAGTAGTGTCAAAATTTTCACGAATATATTTTTTGATAATATTACCAATTTCTTTATTATCAACTTCATATCGCATATAATGAAAATATGAGCGCCAGGAACTAATAGGTGCTCCAGCAAGACCTAATTTAATTTTGCGAATGTTCTTTTTGCGTGCCATTCCATTTCCCATCTATATCGTATATTAGTATTATACTATATACACACAAGAATGTCAAGCTTCATTTAGTTGATCCCAAACTTTAC